ATGCTGTTAAACCCTCGGTATCTTTGACATACAATAACGATGGTACTAGTTTTACCGAAAAAATAGACATCAATGATGACTATAGTATAACTAGCAGTAAGAAAAAAGTGACCACTCGTTGCTGGTCTAGAATGACCCAACTTCTCAAAGGTTCGAAAAATGAAACTGCGGTGAGTGGTTATGGGGGAAGGTGGTATAATAAAGATACTGATTCGGAAGTACGAAATGTTATAAAAAATATGACAATACCGCCAAGCACGCCAATACGATATAAAGTATATGCTTATGGAGCCGGTCCAGGAGGTAAGTCCGACGAGGTGACAGCGCAACATGTTTTTGCTAAACCATTAGCGCCGCCTAAACCACAATTGAAACGGGTTAATGCATTGAAGAACAGTCCCGTTGAAAATGGATATGGCATATATATGGTAGGTATGAATATCAACACAGATTGGGATGCGAAGAATAACGTATCATGGCATCCTGTTGATAATGTAGTTATCGAATATCGAGATCAGGATGAATACAAAGGCGCTTCTGACGCATTTGGCGAATCCAAGGGTTCTTGGAATACCGCAAAAGATAATGTCAACAGTGCTATTAAACAGATACAGACTGACGTTCTTGGGGCTGTAGCCGACGATATGGTTAGATATTTTCGAATAAGGGCTATGTATGACGGAATACCAACTCCAGGCTATATGAGCGATATTGTGGCTTACGGAAAGCCTAGCGAATTGAGCGGGCTTAGCACTAATAGTCAGAGTGTGAATGGTAAGCAATGTTTAGTGTTTAGCTGGTCGAAACCGACATCTAAACTTTATGGAACAGACCCAACATCTAAATTATATAATGGCGGGGTACTCGGTGCCGATGGTTGTCTCAGAATAAAGATATTTAAGAACAATACAAATACGCTTCTGAAAGTCATCAAGGTTTTAACCGACGAATGGCAGGATTGTAAATGGGTTTATGAAATACCAGAGTCTGATCTCGATAAAGAGATTGATTATTGCTTTCAGGTTTGTGTTGGATTGGACAATCTGGATCCGGGGGCTCGAAGTGATAATGTCTGGGCTCGAAACATAAAAGTTCCAGCAAAGTGTAAAAACGTTGTAGGAGTTAAACAAGCTAATAATACCACTGTCGAATTGACTTGGGACAACCCAACAAAGACAGATGATATTTACAACGGTATCGAAATCGCTTGGTCTACAATGCCAAATGCCTGGGAGTCAAACAGTTCTCCTTCCACAGTTCAGTTTGAAAATGGAGCAATGACAAAAGCTTACATAACTGGCCTGTCTGCTGGTGAAATATATTATTTCTGGGTTCGTAGGTATGAAGAACGAAATGATTCGACGACCTACGGTATTTGGTCTGATGTATCTGCCGGAGTAATGATGTCAGACGAACCGGATACTCCTGTATTAACATTATCACGTTCATGGATTAAAGAAGGCGGATCTTTGTCAGCTCAGTGGACATATCAGGCGAGTGGAAATCTACCACAAACAAATGCTCAGATCGAAATCCAATCGGGAAAGTCCAGTTGGGGTCCGATTGCGAATGTCGATGGTGAGGATGATAAGTGTGGAATTGATCTTAGTATGAAGAATAACAATTCGTTCGCATATCCGGCAGGAGACTACAATTTACGAGTTGTAGTAGCTAACGAGTTAGGTGAAGCATATTCGGAAGCTGTTCCGCTTACGATAGCGACTAATCCGATGTGTGCTATAACATCTTCGTCTATTGTCGACTATACGTATCCGGTATACGATGACGATGGTGTTGAAATTGAAAATCCTACCGACACAACAACCGTGAAAGCCTTAACAACATTACCGTTGACTGTCAATGTGACTGGCAATGGTGATTTGAATTTGTACGTGTATTGCGTTGACGACTATCGATGGGAACATCCTGATACTGTTGATGATGTATTTCAAGGCGATTGTGTTTGGACTTCGCCTGTTGAGTCTGGAGACTACACTATAAGCGATATAGCTTTATCTGATAATGCAAGATATCGAGTACAAGTCGAATGCGTTGATCCAGATACAAATCTTAGAGCAGAAGCAAAATATATCGATTTCGAAGTTCACTGGGCACATCAGGCTATTGCACCAGTAGATTCAACAATTACTATAAATGATGACGGAACAGCAAGTCTGGTGGCGGTTAAACCGGAAGGGACTTCGGATACTGATGTTTGTGACATATATCGAACGACTGCCGATGGGCGTTATCTATGTTATAGAAATGCTCCTTGGGGAGTTACGGTCATTGATTCGTTACCGACATTTGGCGAAACAGTGGATAATTCTTATTGTTTCTGTACTCGTACATCCGATGGCGATGAGTCATGGTGCGAGATAGGATACGAATTGGATGGTTCAGGCATTATTGTCAATTATGGAAATCAAGTTCTTAAATTACCATGGAATGTTTCAAATAGTGACGATAGAACAAAACAGGGCGAAATTAGATCTCATCTTGGCGGTTCTAAATCGTTCTATGGATTACCATATATTGATAGGAGTAACAGTCTAAGTACGGAAATCGTCAAAATGGAAGATGAAGACTTGGTTAGTAAGCTTTACGAACTTTCACGATTTACGGAGCTTTGTTATGTGCGTACGTCTAACTGTATCGGTTATCCTGCAATTGTTGATGTATCGATAAATCGCGATTATAATAATCAGATACTTAGCGTATCACTTAGCGCTAAAGAAGCTGATACGGAAAATGAGTTCCTTGGCAGAGTGCCGGATGAGGAAACTACGTAGATTAGATCAAGGAGGTATTTCGTATGGATTGGAGACAAGGTTACACATCAACATACCGTTTGTATAAGGTTGATCGATCTACTTGGGGCGAAGGGGGCGAGATAGAAGGTCTCGTCTCCGCCTCTATCACCAAAGATAATGAAAGTACCTTAGTAGAAGATGCGAGTATAAGTTTAGATGGAGATCCGATTAGTGGGTATGTTAGGTTAGTTATGGAAGCAAAAAGTAATACTGAGATGGCTCGTGTGGCTTTGGGTACGTTTCTTATAACATCACCAAAACGATCGATAAATGGTCATTTGGTAACTATCGATTTGGAGTCTTATAGTGTCTTGAAGCCTGCGTCTGATAAAATGCTTCCGACAGGCTGGTATTTTCCAGAAGGAGGAGATCCTATAGCCGGAGCTTTTGAATTATTGTCGGACTGTCTTGAGTGTCCGATTGAGCCTGCTGAATCTGATATACGAACAGACGAAGCGAAGATTGCGGAAAGCAACGAAACTGCCTTAACCATGGCTCAATATCTTCTTGAGGATACGGACTATTTTATTTCAATAGATAGTAGAGGATGTGTTTCTATAGAGAAGAAACCCGATGAAATAAAGGCGACATTTGACACTATGAACAACGATGTTCTTATGCCCGAGATTACTGACGAAAGCGACATATTCGATATACCAAATGTACTTAGAGTTAGTGACGGATCTGGTAGGTATGAAACCATATACAACCATGATAAAAATTCTGATACATCTATCGAAAATATTGGATGGGAAAAATGGTCAGATGAACAGTTGTCGTTGGATTATGGAGAAACGTTATTGAGTAAAGGAAATGAACGCATGGAAGAACTCTCAAAGACTACTCGTAAGATAAGTTACAGTCGAGAGTTCGATCCTGATATATGCGTTAACGATAAAGCGCTATATTTACTACCACAACAAGGGATTGTTGGCGTATTTCGTATAATAAGTCAATCGTATGAAATTGGTAACGGAATAAAAATTAGCGAAGTAGCCGAATTTGAGTCTTATAATTGGAGGGCGTGATATGGATGTAAAAACACAAAAAATACTAGCCGATGTTATTGCGGATGCTCAGAGAAATGCAGTTAAGCCGTATACTACAACAGCCAAAGTCAAAGGCGTATCGAACGGAGTAGTCTATGTTGAAATACCTGGAAGCGATAGGTTGACACCGGTAAAGAATAGTTCAGTCGCTGTAAAAAAAGGCGATACTGTAGACTTAGTTGTATCACATGAAGATACACATATTACTGGGAATCGGAGCGATGTTGCAACATCACAGTCAACCACTTCGAAACTCGAAAAAGTAGTCGAAGCGAATAAGCTACAAATGGAAAATAAGCTTGACGTTGTTGGCAATGATATACGGCTTATAAATAATACTATGGATATTATGGACTCTGATATCGAGATGTTAGCGTCTGAGTTAAATATTCAGAATTCGGACATTGAAGCTATAAATTCAAGTGTGAAAATTATTAACTCGGCTTTTGTCATCAAAGACGGTAAGATGACCGGCATTAGTGAGATTCTTACCAATATTCTTAATTCGGGTTATGTTAAAACCGATTTAATGAATGCTGACGTTGCTTGGATTGAGGACGGTAAGATTAAACAGGGAGCCATCGGAGAAGCCCAAATTGCCGATGCTTCGATCACTACGCTAAAAGTTAGAGATCTATCCGCCGATGTAATTACTGCAGGTACTCTTAAAACGGAGCGTCTCATACTCACAACTGATGAAATTGATCCTGGTACTGGAGAAAAGAAAGTCGCTTTAATTACAGCACTTAACGCTAAGGCTAAATCTGGAGAGGGAGATATTCTTGATGGAGCTATTATCAAAGACAACACTATCGAAGCTGCGAAGATAACTGTGGTGGATTTAAAGGCTTTTGGCGCAACAATCGGTAACTTTAATATCGGAACATCAAGCATTTATAACGGTAAGGAGTCCCTTAAAGACCCTACGAATGGTGTTTATATTGGTACCGATGGTATCGCAATCGGTCAGGGCGGCCTTCTCGGCATGGACGATGACTCACCGTTTAGAGTAGAATCAGATGGTGATTTTCATCTTGGTGGCGAAGAGAGTAATTACGTTAATTTTGATTCGTTTACTGGCGAATTAGATATAGATGCGAAAAGCGTCAAAATAGGATCTAAAACCGTCGCCACAACAGCCAATGTTACTGACGCTATAGACGGAATGTTAATTGGTGGTAGGAATATGTGCGGGGGAACAAACCAAGGAACAAAGAATTGGGGATGGTCTATGCGAGCGGGGACCTTCACGAAAGAAGAGGTAGTGGAAAATGGCGTAAAAACATGTAAATTGACTAGAAACAACGATACTCAATCCGGATGGTCGGTGATTCATTTCGACGATATTGGTCGTGACGAATGGCTGCCAGATACTGAGTATACTTTGTCTGTGGATGTTAAAACTAGTGTTGCTACTATTTTTGCGCTTGAGTTTATGAAAATAAACGGCACCAATAGTTTGATATCAAAGAAAAGTGCTAAAAATAATGCTACTAAGCCTAACGAGTGGGTTACTCTGCAGTGGATATATACATCAAGTTCTTCGTTACCGACGGAGGATGGCCAAGTTGTATATCTTAGCAATATGAACTCTGACCCCGGTATATCGTATCAGTTTAGAAACCTTAAACTCGAAAAAGGTAATAAAGCCACTGATTGGTCTCCAGCTCCGGAGGATATTGAGGCGGATATAGATGAAAAGCTCACGAATTACGCTACAATAGAAGTGACCGACGAGAAGATATCTACAGCTGTCGGTACTGTTAAAGATTATGTCGACGATGGTGACACGGAAATATTAAAAGAGAGTAAATCATACACTGATCAAACAACAGAAAAAATATCTTCCACAGTTGAGGGTATGGACGGTCGATTAAGTACCGTGGAGCAGAAGGCTGATGGATTTACGTGGGGTGTTAAAGTTGGTGGACGAAATCTCTGTCAGAAAACCAACTACGGCACTACAAACTGGATGTGGTCTCTGGGCGATGGCACAGCCGATATTAGCGAAGTGGACGAATATGGCGTTAGAACATGTTTGATGACTCGAGGCAATGATACTTTACAGGGTCAGTCCATCATATTTTTCGATAATATTGGCCGCGATAAATGGGTTCCTAATGAAGAATATATTGTGGCGGTCGATGTCAAATCTAGCGTTGCGACGACGTTTAATATTGATTTCTTTGCGAAAGAGATGTGGGCTGATTCGAGTAACCTGATTAACAGATCCGAGACAGTGGTCGGTAATAACACTACAAAAGTTAATGAATGGACCACACTCATATGA